CCGCCTCGCATTGAGAACTGGATGCGTTAATTATTTTGGTTTGAAGAGCCTTACCACGACGGCCCCAGATGGCAGCGTATTTGGAATTATTGAGTTCCAGTACCGCCCACACCTTGTCGTGACCGTCTTGGTGACACCATCCAATCCATCTGAATTTAAAGTTATTCATTGTAAAAGGAAACCAGCCGAGCCTGTGACCGGTAAGGTCCAATTTGATTCCAACTTTCCACTAGATTCTGGGCTTGGGTTAAAGTGAAAACGTGTGGGCCTTCTTCTCCCGACTGATCAACCCAGACATCAAATTCCACGTTTTTGGGAAAAATGACGCCGTCAGTGGGCTTGGGCCACATTATCTGCACTTTGTACCGATCGCGCAAAATGCTCCAGACTTGCTGACTGGACGGACTATTCATATACTGTTAGACGTTGCGGAATACGAACGGAGCAGAGCCATCACTAACGTCGCGGCGAATACCCTGCTGGGCGGGAACAGCAACCTTGACTGCGATGGTGACCACCGGTTTCTGAATGCGCTGTTCAATTGCACGATTCTCAGCAATGCGCTTGGCGGTGCGTTCTGCAGGAGTCATTTGGTTGTATGCTTTGTTCATCATATAACTATTATAGCAAACAACCCTGGTGAAGTCAACCAAATGCCCAAAATATCTAAGTTGTTTAAAATCAACAACTTAGAGAGTATTCAGAGCCTGCCAGGTAGCCCATGCTGGCCAATCAGCCGCCCACAACGTCACATCATATTGGTATCGACCACCACCACCACCGCCAGTTCCTGTGTGGACCACTGTATTACTAAAAAGGTCACTACCCCCAATGCGTCTACCAGTGGTTTTTTCTTCTACAGTCCACTCCAACATACCTCGCCAGCCTGGATAACCACTAGGTAAACCTGGCTTACTCCCCCAGTTGGTAGTACCGCCACGCGGACAACTGTGACTATTACTCAGACTGGTACTGTAGTGGATCCTACCCCATCGCATGTCTTTTAATACCGGTAACGTACCTGACATATCTGTATCCCTGTAAAAACTATTTTTCCAGGCGTTGATGGTTAATACTTTCCAATTTTCACGAATAAATTCGATGAATTCATCAGGGCCAATTACAGTTTGGCCGCCGCGAACAAATAGATCATTGAATTCTCGTCTTTTTCTGGCTACTTCTCGTGATTTTTCTTTAATTTTACGCAGTTGTGATAGATGAGATCGATATTCTCCGTCAGTCTCAAACAATTTATTCGTGAATGGACATTTTCGAACCGTTACTTTCATAACTTTATTAGTATAGCAAACGATTCAACCGAAGTCAACCAAAAAGAACAAATTATAAATTATGTATTTTCAACAACTTAAAGTAAGTTTTTGAGAGCACGCCACGTGGACCAAATAATCCATATATAAATGAATTTTAGCACACAACTGAGACTGTTGTCAACAGTGGCTAATCAAAGAAGAAAATCTGGAAAAGTCTAGCGTTTTCTTTAGTATTTCCAAAATATCCGGCGGCTGCATGTATGCTATGGGCATCAAATATAACCACTCGATTGTATACATTGCCCACAGTGTCTACCAGATCAAATTTGGTGGCATCATAAAATCCACCACTAAACACTTGATTGCTAAAACCCGGATCATCATAAGCACGAAAACCTGTGGTTTTATGTGCGTACAAATTGGTTCCGGTTTCATAGGGAGCATCTGGAGTTAGATATAATACTGCGGCCCATTTCTGCAGATCACAATGGTAAACCAGAAGATCTTCAGGAGTACAATATTGAAATTTTCCATTTGCTGGATAGTCCCATTGGGATATTGGTTGTCCCAGTAGATTTTCAAAGGCTACTTTAATTTCTTCTGTTGCGTAGTTAAGCTCGCTACGCTTGCCTTTATACCACCGATTGTCTTCAATGAAATTACTCTGTAGAGCATATTCGCGCACACCATCGGGATTGGCGTAGAAGTTATCTGCTACGATGATCTTTTTTTTCTGAGCAGGATTGATGGCTAATATATTTGTCATCATCGATTACCTTTTATATAGTTACAGAATGTGGCCGACGCTGGTTACCTTTTACAGCCACCAACCAGGCATCAACCACTGCTACTCGTTCATTTTCCCACCAACGAGTTTGCAATTTAAATTCCTGAAATCTAATGGTGGTATTGCGAATAAATCTGGCTTTGTCCTGCCGGGTGTAATACCAGAAACTGTTTTCATTCCAGTAACTCACGTGTGTGGGGTCTTGCCATGCACCGCGGCCGTCGGTACTGGGCACTTCGATAAAGGCCCAACCACCATCAGCCAATACTCGATGTATCTCTTTCATACTCTTGATGGGATCTTTAAGATGTTCTAGAACATGACTGGCGTTGATGACTCCCACACTGTTGTCAGGGAGGGGAATTCCATTATTTAGATCATAAATGATATCAGCATCAGCTATGTCTATAGTCACGCATCCGGGTTTTGCATCAATTCCGCCGCCCAGATCCACTGCTTTGAGGCCACGCATCTCACAATCACGCATGGCCAATTGCCAAGCATACTGATTAAACAGTTCACGAGTTTTAATCTGAATGTCTTCGTTGCGCTGTAACCAGGTATTGTCCCCGGTGATGCGATAAACATACAAAGGTTTGGGAATATAATGAAATCGAGTATTTAGATAGGTTCGAATCAACAGCTCGTGATCGTCGCAAACACTAAATTCCGGATTATGACCACCTAGATCATCATAGACAGTTTTTCTCCAGGCCCTGACATGATCAGGTGCATACCAAATAAAAGACAAACTATGACTAGTGGGTTCAAAACTGTTCATTACTGTGAGATTTTTATCCTGCCAGCTGGTCTGATAGTGTGTCCAACCCCAATAGGCACCGTATGGTTGGAATGGTTCTTTCATGTGATATTTGGAATTATCACTATAAGCAAAACCCACTGTGGTATCCTGGAATGCTGTATTAAGTTCCAACAGACAGTCTTCTGTGATCATATCATCATGATCCACTTCCACCAGGATGTCACCAGTACCCAATTTAAAGGCGATATTTTTAATATGACCCACTTTGGTATTTTTATCAGTTGCCTGAACAGTCTTTACCCTGGGATCATTCCTGATATCTTTTGGAAGATTATCCACACGAGCTTTGCCGTTAACGTAGATAACCCACTCCCAGTTTTGATATGTTTGTGCTTTGATGCTTTCGTATAGATCTGGTAGATAACTATTTTTGATGTGCGTGGGAGTAATAATACTAAATTTATAATTGATCATATTTACCAGCTGCTGGTGTCAGTTATGGATTCTGTGCTTGGCTCAGTATGTACATTGTTGCAGGTTACTGAATGTTCAGGTCCTATGCCGCTTGTTTGTGTTTCGCAAATGGTAAAAGTCTCTGCATCAAAGTTGATCCTATAGATGGTATACAAGCTACGCACTTGTTTTCTAGTTAATGTAATCTGTGTCATAAAATGGAGCCCGGAACAGGACTTGAACCTGCAACATCCAGTTTACAAAACTGGCGCTCTACCAATTGAGCTATCCGGGCAATAATTCAATTATCTGACTTCTTCAATATACCCCATAATCACCTTACTACCCATCATGGATTTCACAATCTCTCTGGCGGCGTTGATATCACTGGCCATTATATCAATCTTCTGAAGAATCTGGCCGGGAATGGTGTAACTTACACGGAATTTTCTATAATTAGGCATTTTATTTCTCTTTTAGTATAGTATAACAGCAATATTTAACGTCATCAACCTTTACGGTAAAATTTGTGGCCACCAATCACTCGTATGGGACGCAAATTGGCCCATTTGGGGTTGATGTTGGTGGCATGAAAATACAGCGCAGATCGCATATAATTCTGATATTGATCTCTAGCCAAGACTTGGGTAGCAATGCTCCAACATTCTGGGCATTGTTTACGATTAACCGGAGCGCGATGATCACAACTCCAGCTGAATTGGCAAACACCTTGTGATTTCTGATAGACCACTTCACAACTGTTGCGACCAAAACCAGCACGCACTCTATTCTGGATCACACGAGCCACAGCAATCTTACCCAAGCGTGGTTCATGTGAACTCTCATAATAGATAGCTGTGGCCATACATTTAACCTGTCGATAGTCCACGCCGTGAATTGGTTTTAAATCTTCGATTGCTGTAATTTCTGTACTATCATTACTGGCAGTTATGGTCTGTTGATATGTTATAACTCCCAGGATTAATGCTATCAACATCCAAGAATTCATCCAAGTTTTAAAAATCATGTATATTCCTTTGGTTAAGAGAATTAGGCGCCAGTAGCTGACGAAGGCAAATTGGCGTAGGGGTCTGACGGAGCTGGCCAAGAGCCACCCCCGACCAGTCCAGGTGCTGACTCTGGAACATCCAGTGGTTTTGCTGAGGAACTAAAGGTATCATTGGCGATGCCGCTGTTTTCCAATGCTTGAGTATTTTGTGCTTCTCTGAGAGCAGCGATTATGGCTTGACCAGTAACTGCTTGATTGCCTGTAGTAACACAACAATCCTCAATGAGTTGTTTGACTAGGAATTTATCAGTATTCTTTCCATAATTCTGAAGACCGGATACAAAATTGATGACACTCGTGTCTCCTCCTACAATAGAAAGATTGACATTGGCTTTAGAATATACAAAAATACTGGTATTATGTGATTCAGCCAATCGATTAAATGGTCGCAATAGACTGGATTTTCCAGAAGCTTCCACTTGTTGAGCAACTTGTTCTGCTACAGGATCCACCAGGGTTTTAACTTTACACATCAATTCTCCCCAATCAGCAAATCCACTGGAACCGTCACTGGTGGTCACCAGGCTATAATCAGTCTCAATAGCCAGTTTTAGTGCATCCAAATCGACCATGGCAGTTTGCATAATTGATTCAAATTGAGAATTCAACTGTGTGGTTTTTTCTAAAACTTCAATATAATTGGTTTGTCCCAAACAGTCTTCAGCCAACAATGCACCATTTTCTCCTGATCCTGACCCCATGCTAGCGAGTAAATCTTCATACTGTATTTGTGAACTGGGTTGAGTGAGAGCATTTAATTCATCACCTGGAATATTTTGCATTTGCTTCATACTCTGGCCCAACGCAGAAGCAGTGGCCTCATTGGTAACTTTCAGGTTCTTCTTAATGGACATGGATAGAGCTCGAACCAAATTAACATCACCAGCAGTGGATAGTATTTTTTGTTCAGCAGCACCAAGTACCAGACTGGTATTCAATAGATCTGCAAAATTGTTAATAACAGAAGTACATTTGAGATATTGTTTGATACTGTTAACATCAGCAGTATCAGATCCATCTCTGATCACTGACGCCACTGATTTGTCAATAGCAGTGTCCCTCAGTACTATCTTATCCCGTGCAGCTTGTGTGGTTTTTTGTCGAATATAATCAGGAGTTATCACCACCATGGTGTTGGAATCAGTATCCAGGATGCTTTTACCCATGATAGTATAATGTAGATTTCCCACCTTTTCACTGGATGTTTCCACCAGTTTTAATAATATTCCCAGGGCACTAAAGCTAACCCAGGGATTCTGTAAATTGATCAGATCCCCTGCTCTGATAAAACCTTCTCCCACAGTGGACAGATCTCCATCAGCATTGCCAGCTACTTTGACCAACCCAGCAGTGGCACTACCAGCTGGATTTTTAGTACTACCAAAATCCACCTGTGCAACACTTTTCATCACAGGCTTTATCTGTTGAGCGTAACCAGCCACTTGGCCCAATGCGCTGGTCAATGTTCTACAACCATTGTTTGGAAACAATGGTATAGTGCGATTGTATGCGTGTATGATCAGGTTGCCATTGCCCAGATTGCTGGAAAATTGATCTGGTATACGTCCTATCATTGCTGGAAATTTAGGTGCTAATTTTAGGAAAACCAGTCTGGGTCGGATCTGTATCGTTACTGTTTCAGTAGATAGCGGCGGTGTAACCAATGTGATCTGGGTGAAATTTGAATTAAACGTGTAATCAGTTAATACAGTCAATTCGGTGGAATTTCGTGTTATTTTCAAAAACTCAGGAGCCAGCCAGGTTAGATCAGCAATGCTGAATGTGGTGGCCAAATAGGCAGGTGTAAATACCGTATAGGGCACTAGATCCTGTTCCGTCCAGCTAGCTGGTGTAGTTGTTGGACTTTCGCCAGCCAGGGTGGGGGTATTAGCCCGATAGATCTTATTGCCAAATCTCACATAATCGCCCGAACTATAAGCTGATCCACTGTTCCATACCACAGTACCAGCGCCACCACTGGTGGGATCATAACCCGGTATTGGTGTAGCAAAATCAGCCAATGCTGGTACTGGCGCACCGGCGAAGGAGCTAGTGGATGATCCAATAACATCACCGGGACCAGTGACTATGGCAACATTGCTATAAACATTGGTCATTGAATCGGTTATTTGTACATTGGCTGTATTGCTGTTGTGCATGACAAAATAAGTACCAGTACTGATACCTGTGCCATTACCAGTGAGCGTGCCCGATTCAACAATGGCCTGACCTTTGATATAGGTGCCACCAGACATTCTAACCTGTCCCTGCTCTCCAGTGATTTCCACAACAGAACTAGCAACGGCACCACTGTTGATACCAGCTTCCACATTGTAAAATTGAGTCACTCCAGCATGATTCTGATATTCATCATGAGCACTGCTAATATTTGGTGCTGACATGCCCTGATCTTGTAATAGACCATGCAACGATGTTACTTGTATGCCGCTAAGTTCAGTACTCATTTATGCTCCTGGTATTATCACGTCAGAACTAGCTTGTGCTTGACTGTGACCACAACTCTCTAATGCACCATTAAAGGCTGCATTTCTTCCTTCAGCGATCACAGTACCTGCACCTTGTACAATGGTTGGAAAAACATGAGGTCCTGCTGGTGGAGGAGGTGGCACGTGAGTTTGTATAATGCTGCCCTTGAGTGCTGCTGGCCGACCATTTACAATCACAGTGGTGGCTACTGCACTAACAACTGGTGCACCCACATTATTCACATCACCTTTTCTCACCCAACCTGGCATAATGTTATCCCATCAAAATTTTGCTGTTGTTGGCAGGAGTCTTGATCCCACTGGTTGCTTCAATCCAAGCAGCAGCCATTTCATCACGACTGAAAGTATGCATGATCACTGTGCTCTTGTTCACTGTGATGTTGCGATCCAATTTAGCACTCATGAGACTCTGTGCTAATGCCAATCCTTCACGGCCGGGCATCAGCGTCAGTGGCTTGTAAATGGTATATTCAGAGTCAGTTTCAGAAATATATCGCGATACTACCTCTTCTCCGGTAACCAATTTCAGCGTAATGATGTCGTTTTCAGTATACATTTGATCCTTTAATATTTATGCGTTGATTTTTTCTAAAATTTGCTCGGCTGACATGTTTTGCAATTCAGTCCAGCTGTTGACAAACAATTGATCTGCCAAATAAATCTGCGGAACACTACGATGACCACGACTACGCATCTGAGACATTGCTTCCGCGTCTTCGTGTAAGTTAATCTCGTTGTAATCGATTCCCAAGCTGGACAGGTATTCTTTAGCTGTCCGGCAGTGTGTACAGGTGGGGGTGGAATAAATGGTAAGAGTTTTCATAAACTAAATCCTTTAAATGTTTGATCATCCAAATCTTGTTTCACTGCACCAGTTAAATATGAAGATATTTGCGTTTCTTGAGGAGCTACTTGGACTTCTCCACCAGCAATCCATTTGGTAGTCCAAGGCAATGGATTGCTGGTGGGGGTTTTCCAAGGACATTTTAGACCCACTGCTGACATACGTTTGTCGCTGATGTAGTCTACATAATCACAGAGTAGAGATTCATTTAATCCAATCAAACTGCCATTTTTAAACAAATACCGAGCCCAAGCCTTTTCCTGCTCAACAGCCTCTTGAAACAATGTGATACATTCAGACTCGGTTTCAACACGGATGCGTTCAAAATCAGGATCATCTTTGGGTAAAATTTTGAGTAAAGCCTGTGTGCTGGCCAAGTGGACATTTTCATCACGACAAATCAGCTTGATAATTTTGGCATTGCCTTCCATCTTCTTTACTTCAGCAAATGCCCAACTACACGCAAAGCTCACATAAAAACGCAAGCCTTCCAACACATTCACACTCATGAGGCTCAGCCACAACAACCGCTTGATATCGTACAAGGTTACCTTGTGTCCCTGGCCGTTGACTTTGTGAACCCCTTCCCCCAACAGGTTGTACCACTGTACCATGTTAAGTAGCTCATCATAGTTACGAGTAATGTCGTTGGCACAATCTACAATTTCACTAATACTCATTAATTCATCAAAAACCTTACCTGGATCTGAGTATACGTTACGAATAATATGAGTATAACTGCGACTGTGTATGGTTTCACTAAATGCCCAGGTCTGTATCCAAGTTTCAATTTCAGGAAGGCTCACGATAGGCAAGTAGACCAGGTTGGGGCTGCGCCCTTGCACGCTGTCCAATAGAATTTGTCGCTTGAGGTTGCTGGTAAAGATATGTTTCTCAGAATCTGAGAGATCCTTAAAATCCTTGCTGTCTTTGACTAGATCTACTTCTGTGGGTAACCAGAAAAAACTCAGCTGCTTTTCAGTAAGTTTGTCAAATTGACGATATTTTAATGTATCATAACGTTGCATACCCACACCCCCAGTGGGGTCTAGAAAAGCAGTTGCCGTTAGATGATTCTGATTTTTTTGATTGAATACTGATGACATTATTGAGTCCTTAACTATTATATTACACAACTCTCGCAAGACTCAACAGATTCGGTAATCTTGTCCACGTTTATTTCACCAGCTCCGTCAAATGTGTTGAAATAGTATAATTGTTTGATTCCATATCGGTAACACATCAATATATGTTTAAGCATGTCACTCATGGGAATCTTTTCTTCAGGATAAAAATGCGGATTGTAACTGGTGTTTACACTGATCCCCTGGTCAATCCATTTTTGCAACACGGCACAAATCTTGATATAACCTTCGGGATTGTGTTGATTCCATAATAATTCATATTTGTTTTTCAACTTACGGAACTCTGGGGCAACTTGTTTGAGAACTCCGTGTTTGCTTTGCTTTATGGTGATCAGACTGCGAACCGGCTCAATACCATTGGTGCTGTTACTGACCTGGCTACTGGTTTCGCTGGGCATCAGTGCCATCAAGGTGCTGTTGCGAATACCATCATGCGCCGCTTGTTTGCGAAGTTCCTGCCAGGGCATACGCTCAGTATAGGGAACCAGCTCATCCACTTCTGCTTTGCGAGTATCCACTGGTAGGACACCATTGGCGTATTTGAGATTTTGCCACCCTTTACACGGACCAAATTCTCGAGCCAGCTGTACGCTGGTTTTAATTAAATAATAACTCATGGCCTCCATATACTGATCCACTGTGGGTAAACAAGCTGGGTCAGTATATGTAAAATCATTCTTGGCTAACCAGTAGGCAAAATTAATTATCCCAATTCCCAAGGGACGATAGAGCTCAGTGCTGTTCTGTGCTGCTGGCACTGGATAACTCTGATAGCTTAACAGAGCATCTAGCCCACGAACAGCCAACTCGCAGGGTCGAGCAAAATCTTCTGGAGATTTAATCATTCCCCAATTGATTGCAGACAGGGTACATAGTGCGATCTCACCAGTGGGGTCATTGATGTCCGTGAGTGGCTTTGTGGGAAGATCTATCTCGGCGCAATTGTGAACCACTATCCCGTTAGCAAAGAAACAAGAAGTTTCAGGAACAGTGAGATCGTACACTGGGATGTCGGGAGTGGAAATTTTTCTAATTTTTAACATAATGCTTTCGTCCATTCGTCAAATTAAATTCTTTAGTTTTCTGGCTGAGAATCTGTCTCTGCTCTATACTGCGATAGTGTCAAGTAACTAAATTTCAGCGCATAACTCGTCAGTTTCTACCAAATCTTTAGCCATCACATACCCGCGATTTTTAGTGTAAATCTGGTGTTCGGGCGTACAACGAATAACACGACCTTGATCATCTTCTATTTCTATCAATTCTGTAGCAGTTCCAGTTTGTGCTGCTGCTGAAACTTCACACCAAACTACACTATTTGTAGATGAGTCATAACTTCGAATCTTAGCTCCGTTCATACCACCCAGTTCCCATCGTTCAACAAAACTCTGTAGATCAAGCTGTTCTTGCTTGCCATCTGCATGTTCAATGTCTACCTTAGTGTCTCCAGTCAAGCAAAGGTTGCTTTGACGAAATGGAGCAACTGTAGGATCAAAAGGACTGTGAGTATTGGCGTGATCTACATTCTGCAAATAGATCCTACCAGTGTCTTTGCGTTCTTGCACAAACTGACTAAAAAGATCAGATGCTTTTAGTGTCTTTTTACGAATACTCGGATCAGATTCAGCAGATTCATATAATTCACGGAAACGTTCAGTATCCTCAAAAAAAGCATCATACAAACCGGGTACGTCGCTGGGACTAAACAAGGTGATGTTTCCTCCGCCGAGCAAACGCTCATACATCACCTTGTTAAATTGAACACCGTAGTCCATGTGGCGAATTCTATTGTCTTCTGTGCCTTTGTTGTTTTTCAGCACCAGGAGATCTTCCACTTCCAGATGCCACAACGGATAATACAAAGTAGCTGATCCTGACCTAACTCCTCCCTGACTACAACTCTTTACAGCACTCTGAAACAGCTTGTAAAAGGGAATCACCCCAGTGTGATAGGCGTCACCACGGCGAATGGGACTATTGAGTGCACGGATGTGTCCTGCACCAATTCCAATGCCAGCCTTCTGACTCACATACTTTACAATGGCACTGGAAGTGGCATTGATTGAATCCAAGCTGTCATCAGTTTCCACCAACACGCAACTGCTGAACTGACGCTGAGGAGTACGCACGCCAGCCATCACAGGTGTGGGCAAGCTAATCAAGTGAGTACTTACGGCTTCATAGTAATCTTTGACCCAGTGGAGACGAATATCGGCAGGATAATTCTGAAACAGTGTGGCTGCTATCAGAATATAGGCCACCTGAGGTGTTTCATAAATGGACCCAGTTACTCGATTCTGCACCAGGTACTTGCCACGCATCTGTTCCATGCCCACATAGGCCATTTCGTTATCACGATCGTGACGTATCATGGCATTGATGCGATCCCATTCTTCATCACTGTAGGCTGCAGCCATGTCAGCATCATATAGACCCAATTTGACGTTCTGATCTATCAGTTTTTTCACATGCCAGGGTTCGTATTCACCATAAACTTCTTTACGCAAGTGGTAACTGATTAACCGACCAGCCACATATTGATAATTGGGATAATCTTCACTAATTAAATCAGCAGCACTCTTGATTAGTGTTTCCTGAATATCAGTAGTTTTTATGCCATCGTAAAATTGCAAACTGCTGCGAATTTCCACTTCACTTGGGCTTACTCCGGTGACCCCTTCACATGCCCAAAAAACCACACGATGTAACTTTTCTAAATCCAGTGGCGCTCGTGCACCTTTGCGTTTGATAACGGATACTTGACTCATTTTGTCTGCCTTCGCTAGTTTAATGCTTTAAAATCTTTAGTTGTAAATACCATACGTTGGTTAAATTCTTTGTTTACGGAGTCCGTATTTACCAGTTGATCAGGGTTGAAATTAAGTATATATTTTCCTTGATCAATTTCAACTATGCCGGTTCTTTCTCCGTCTACGCTATATAGTACAATCAACTGTGCATCGAGATGTTTAAGTCCAGGACTTAGATTGATGGTATAAAACATACCCAGTGATCTGGAAAGATCACAAAAACTAGGACTCTCTAAGAGATGCCAGGGATCTGGCCAACTCTCATGATCATCTCTGAGAAGAGAAACTTTTCTCCAAGGACTACCATACCAGAATTGTTGTACGGCCAATAGATCTTCAAGTGGATTCTGGCCGGTTAACCCGTTACGGAATGCTCGCCAAGAAAGAATTTTTTGCTCAATGGATTGATACCAATGCATGTGTTAGAAGTGATCTACTCTTTGAAATCTCATAGTTGCATCATACCCAGTACTGGTTGTTACATACGAAAATATTGCATTGTCCCCACTGTGGGCGGCCGTAATAGTAACACCAACTGAGCCAGTACCAGCATCACTGATGGTAATAACACCCGATCCGCCATTGGCATAATATGTGATTCCCGAACGATAAACGCCATTTCTCACAATACTATATCTGATGATTCCAGCAGGATAAGATGTGAGATTGAAGCGATAAAATTCTGTAGCCGAAGAGGTATTATCTACCAGTGTGGCTGTGCTAAATCCCACACCAGTGCCACTGAGTTCAGTTAAAATTTCAGTATTGCCTTCACTAGCGGCTCCCTCTTCAAAAGAGCCATTGCCAATGAAAAGCTGCTGAGTATCTATAGCCCAACCCAATTCACCAGCTGACAATTGAGGTAGATTTTCCAGTTTGCCTCTACGAACCTGAATTTTTGATAATTGTGTTACGCTCATGTTTTTTTCCTATACACTATTTAGTGGTAAAATCTATCTACTCTTTGGGCCCAGGAATTTTCACATTGCTCAAAATCCAATCCAGAAACTACCCAATACTGAGGTTCATAATTCTGACTGCACATTAAAATAACACCCTTGCGTATTTTTGTGCCATAAAGTTCATTGTGAGCCATACCATAAGCAGCTAATTGCAGAAAATAATCTTCTATGTAAGACTGCTTTTTGGGACGATTGGTTTGTTTAAAATCCACGATTGCCAATTCACCCTCCCACAGCGCAACACAATCAGTGGTGCCAGCATATAATCCCGGATAGTAAAGATTTACTTCACTTCCGTAAAATTCCGACACATGTGGTTGTAGGTATTTTTCAATGATGATTTGCGCCATCTGATGGCTTTGTTTACTGTAGGGATTACTCCCCGGGTCTTTAACTGCATCTTCGCATATATATTGTTCCAGGTACCGATGCATTCGAGTACCGCGGCTGGCAGCTTCAGTTACGATTTGTTGAGCCTGCTGATGACCCACCCGTTGCTTCCAGGCATTTAATGCCTGTTTCTGTTCTTCACTTTTAGTGGCTTCCAGGATACTGGTCACACTGGCCAGCCGATTACCATCAGGTGTGCAATAATAACGGCGGCCATTTAGGTTGGTTCTTTCTATAGAACCATAGTCAAATTTCTTTATAAGCATCTGCGATATTTAACTATTATAGCGAGTTACTTGGGATTTTACAAGTTTTTTTTATTTTCTCTGAGAGATGCAGCACGTTTTGCCATTTGTGACACTATTTGTTTACTATTGGGCCCGGATGTTTGCGTTTCAGGCTCCAGTGCTGGTGGTGTAACCGTTTGATCTGGTGGTGTACTTTCGTCTGGTACCGTAGCTTCTTGATCATCAGGAGCAACTAACGGCGCTTCTTCAGGCTCAGTGGGTGTTGGTTCGTCAGTGTCTGGTGTTTCACCTGGCAGTCTCACAACCACAGAATGTTTATTAATATCAGCTATTTTTTCCTGTAATTCCGGAGTGTTAGTAATATAATTATTCAGTTGATCATAAGTGAACATGGTACCATCCAATACCATATTGCTTATTAATTTCAAAAGATCTGAAGTTTTAATTTTCTTTTTAGAAAAAGGACCCTGATGTTTGTCTGCACCTTTTTTGGCAGCACGACTACTCCACATATTGATTATGATAGAGATTTTTTTGGTCAGTTGTGGATCCAGTTTTGGCATGTGACCTTTAATTACCTCTTGCCACGACCCAGGGGTTCCTGTGGTTCAGGAGTTTCATCAGGCTCAGCAATGGTTGTGTCTGTTAGATCAGCATCATCCATGGGTTCCTGTGTACCCAAATCATCAGTCTGGGCAGATTCTTCGCCAGCCAACACACGAGCAGCGCCATCTAATGTTTCTTTAGCTCCACGCACATTATCCAACAAACCATTAATAGTGTCAGTGGCAGTGCTGGTAAAGGCATCAGCTTGTTCGGAATCCATGGTGTCACGGATTGTTTCAGACAGTGCCGGAAGTTCTTCATTGACCATCTTGCCCAGTGTTTCCACCATGTCCTGGATGCGATCAGCAAGATCTTTTGCAGCTAAAACCACTTCAGCTTCACCTACTGAACTTTCCATGAGATCCAGAGATTCCTGCATGGGCTTCTTCAATGAAGCCATGGCAGTGGAAAATTTGGGGTGAGCCATCATGCCTCTAAAAGCAGCAGCCAACAGTTGATCATTTTTGCTGGATGGATTTTGTGCTAGATATTTCAATTTATTTAATTCTATACCAGTGGCACCAGATGCAGGTGTGGATAGGCTAATTTTGGGCACGTCTTGAGGTTCACTTTTGGGCATGGCTTTAAATCGGCTGGTAATGTCACTTACACTAGTTCTGGCACCATATGTGCTGGGCAAATGTGTATCTTTAATTCGCTCACCTGCACCTTTTACTGCCGAAGCAATAGGCTTCAATCCTTGCTTAACAGCACCACCAACTGTCTTTAGTGCATCCCATTTGGGACCTTCGGATAATTTAGCTTGCAATACCTGTTCCAGCATCACCATGGCCAAATAACTCTGATTTTGTTCAGCTTCATGAATTGCTGAAGAATTTCGAAAACGATTGAGCTTGTTTTGAACACCTTCTAAGGTTACAGTAGCTTGCTGCTGATTCATATTGTCCACTGGAACAGAAATGCCATAATGCTTTTCTAGCAATTGCGCCAGATGTGTGGACTGCATGGTTGTCTGAAGATCATCTAATTTCATTTGTAATATCCTATTAAAGTTATTTAGCGTTGGTAATCAGATTATATACCAAAAATGCCACAGCACCAATCAAAGAAGCAATGACCCCAACAGCCCAAGCAATTAACTGAGTGTTTCGATTTTCTGTTATTTCTGTCATTAGTCCCTTGAGATCACTCAACCCTGACTCTATATTATTCATACGGTCGTCTAGAC